TTATCAGCGTCTTTTTGAAAGTCAGGATTATAATCGTAAAAACCAAATGGAGTATCTCCAGGGTGAAAAGATGATGATCCTGGCCAAATAGGAATGTTTGCCATACGTTTTTGTTATAAATATTAAAGAAGGGGCTCTAATTATGAGCCCCTTAAATTAAATATATAAAATTAAATTAAAATATTAAGCAGAGGCTACAACATATTCAATTTGGATTGAGCCTGAGTAGGTAGTGTCACCACCTCCACCAGCCATTGCTTTGATTTCAGTCATGTATGAAAATGAAGAAGTAAGAGCTGATGGAATTTCTAAATCATCATTGCTTAATATAATAGATTTACCTGGTTCTACTTTAAATGTTACAGATTCATCATTATCTTTGATACAATGAATACTAGCAAATTTATCACTTGTTGGAAAATTAGTAATTCTAATATACTTAACATCCGAATTTACAAATGAGCCTGGGGTTTGTTCTGATTTAGAATCTACAAATGAGATAATGCCAATACCTGAGCCACTCCATCTATAATCAATAACTTCAGTTCTTGTAACGTAATTATTGATTCCACATACTGTAAAAGTGTTATACGATTCCTGAACGTTGTAGTTAGGAAGAATAATGGATTCTTGAATAGTTACTTCTAAGCAACCCGTAGCTGGGGTTTTAACGCAGTTATTTGCCATTTATATTTTTATTATAAATATTGCAAGAAATATTATTATTTATTTCTTCCGCTAGAGCCTGAGGTGCCTAAATTCAAACCTTGTTCATTTGCTTCTTCGTATAATCCTATCAAAGAATCTACAATTGGATCCCTATGATTAGTTTTTAAAGATATAGCGCACATATTTTTAACTTTACGTGCTGCTACATATAAAAATCTAAATCCAGAATCAGCCTTACGTTTTAGGTCTACTTGATGATCGTCACCACAAATAATCATTTTACTACGTAAACCAATACGAGTAACGATCATTTCCATCTGTTCATGTGTAACGTTTTGTGCTTCGTCAACTATTACTACGCTATCAAGAAAAGTGCGACCGCGCATAAAACTAACAGGCACAATCTCAATTGCCCCATCGCTGATGAGCTTTTCGATTTTGACTTTGTCATATAAAGAATACATGTTTTGGTATATGGGTTGGACCCATGGGTCCATTTTTTCGCGGAGGTCACCTGGTAGGAAGCCAATTTCCTCCTTACTCACCGTAGGACGTGTAATTATAATTTTTTCGCATTCTCTTGTAAATAATTTTTCTAATGCGACTTGGCATGCTAATAATGTCTTGCCTGAACCAGCCGATCCGGCTAGTAATGTAACTGTATTATTTAGGATTTTTGCTTTTGCTTCTTTTTGTTCTTCATTTAATTGAATTTTAAACTTGATTGGGGTTTTAGGTCTTCGTTTTTCTACAAAGACCTCATCGTGGTGATGGTTTGAAGCCATAAAATAAGAACTTTTGTTGTTGATTATACATATGAAAAAAGAACCCCGCTTTCGCGGGGTTCCTCTTCCTTTTCAGAAATAATACTATAAATTTATGTATTAAAGGGTATTTAAACCGTTTACATATAATTTAGCGTAGAATTCTGGACGAATCATCTTCTTAGCGTATCTAGTTAAGAGACCTTTACGTGGAGTAAATGTATCTGGATCGTAGATAAGCGGAGTCATGATTAACGGAATGTATGGAGCAAATACAGCACCAGACTCTAAGAACTGTGAACCTCTGTAACCTAATAAGATTAAGTTTTCGTTCATGTATGGGTTCTTATAAACATCCATTCTGTTGTTTAATGAACCAGCTTTCTGAACACCGAAGGCATAGTTTTTAGTTACATCACCGTCTGAAGTAGAAGCGTATCCAGGGATTGACTCGAGGATAGTAGCTACAGCAGGAGAAATTACCATAAAGTTTGCACCACCTCTAAGAGTTAACTGGTGAATCTTGTTAGATAACTTCTGGATCTTAGTTCCTAAAGTTTGGAACCAACCACCTTGTGTATTGTAGAAACCAGAAGCGTCTACTGTAAACTCAGTACCAGCGGCGTTGAGTTGGCGGTTGTTTTGAGCTGACCAGTACTCTGTACCAGCTGCAGCGTCGTTGATTAACATTTCGAGGATCTCGAGGTCGATTTCTAATGAAATGTACTCGCTCATAATGTTAGTTACTTCAGCTTCAGCGTCAAGAGCTTGGTAAGCGTTAAGATCTTGTGCGAACTCAGGAGTCCAAACAGCTCTTAACTTCTTAGTCTTGGCTACGATAGCCTCACTTCTCATCTGAATGTTGATCTCAGGGATGTCGATGTCAGTTTGAGATAATGAGTTAGGGTAAGCATAGTCGTTACCAGCTTCGAAATCACCTACTTCGTAAGGAGACATTGTAGTTTGCTTTTGGTAGTATACAATAGCGTTGTTGCCCTGTGTGATAACACCGTCAGAAGCAGAAACTACGAATTGGATGTTATTACCAACTACTTTAGTTAAAGCCATTACTAAGTTATCAGCACCAACAGTTGAACCTGAAACTAATACGAATCCACGTACTGCTTCTGGGTCATAGTTAGGGATAGCTGATACTGGGAAAGTAACTACGTGTAACTCATCAGCCTCTAAAGAAGCAGTTAATCTTGAGTCGAAGTTAATGTCCTGGTTTGAACCTGAACTAGCAACAGTCATTGTTGTAGCTGAAGAAGAAAACTGGTTAGTAGAATAAGTAAATCTACCAGCACCGTATAAACCACCTGTGTTTACTGCACCTAAGTTAGAGGCATCAGTTTCGAATGGGTAAGCACCAGAATTCTTAGTACCGTAAAGTGATTCGCCCTGTGTGAATGGGTTTTTATTATCACCGTACTGGAAGTCTAAATAGAATACAAGACCTGAAGGTAAGTTCATTGGCTGTACAGAAACGAATTCTTTAGCAGCGATCTGACCGAATACCTTACGAACTAATGGGAGGGCGATGCCTGCCCACTGCTCACCTGTACCTACTGTGAAATTAGCTGAACCACCAGTTGATGATTGCTCAACTACTAATTGCTTAGCTTGGTTCTCAAGGATTAAAGACATGTTGTTCTTATTAATCTCGCTACCGAGACCTTCTAATAAACCTGTCTTTTCCCACTTGTTAGCCAATCTAGCAGCGTCGCTTTGGAGGTTTTTCCAACCTTCACCAGCAGACTCTAAAAGAGATTGAATTTGTGACATTGTTTAAATGTGTTTTTGAATTGTTATTATTATTTTATACCAGCTAATTTTTGCCATCTAGCCACTTGTGGATCAATTTCCATAATTGGTCTTTTCTGGGCAACACCAGCTGCTTTAGAAGCTGAACCTAATGATTCTTTGATTTGAGTTTTAGGAGTATTTTTGATACCTTCATTCAAAGTTTCAAATACAAGTTTAACTTCTTTTACACTTGACGCCTTGTCAAATGCTTCTAAAACTTTTACCTTTTGAGCTTCTTGTAAGTTTTTAGCTCTAAAGATTTTATTTGTGTAAAGAAGTTTAGCATTGAGTAAATTTACTTCTTGAAGATCAGATCTTAATTCTTCGATCTCTTTCTTCATTTCGTCCACTTCTTCCATGCCTTCTTTAGGACCGATGTCGTGACCTGCACCAGACTTTTTCATACCACCAACAGCACCTGATGCTGCTAATTTGAGTAAGTCTTTTACAGAAACTTTTTCACCATCTACAGTAATGATTTTAGAAAGTAATTCCTTGTCATTGTAAAGTTGCTTAAGTTTATCCATTGCAGCTTCATCTAAATCCTCTTTTTCATCGTGCATCCCGTCTAAGTAGCCTTCTTCTTCAGCATCTGTGCGGGCGTTTTCGTCTACAGTTTCTTCGTCTTCAACATCTACGTCAACGTCAACTTCTTCCTCGTCTTCGCCTTCTTCGTCGTCTTCAACTTCAAATTCGTCGCCGGCTTCTAATTCACCGCCTTCTACCATATCACGAATTACGTCTTCGATAAATGATTTGAGATCATCTTCTGACATTTCTTCGAGGTCAATATCCTCGTCTTCCATATCGTCTTCCATGTCCTCTTTCTCGTCCTTCATACCATCTAAATAGCCTTCTTCTTCGGCATCTGTACGGGCATCTTCTTCGAGTTCACCATCGATTTCAGCTAAGAGTTCGTCTAAATCCATTTCTTCGTCCATGTCTTCAGCTTCAGCTAAGTCTTTACCGTACTTCATTTTTTCAGTACGCTTAGTTTCTTTGCTTTCGCCTCCGTCTTTACGATCATCGTCTTTATACTCCTTCTTGGCTTCAGTCATTTCGTCTTCTACTTCGTCTAAGTCTTCTTTTTCCATTTCTTGAAGTTTTGCTGAAAGCATTGACTTCAATCTTGGTTCAAAGGCCTCTTCTAAAGCAGCTTTTGCGTTAGCAATAGCGGTTTCTTTAAGCGCTTTTGCCTCAGCGATTGCTTCTGCAAGCATGTCTCTGTTTGCCATTTTTCCTCAAAATTTTTGTTTGGGAGTTAAGGTTATTAGGAACCTTAATAAGTATTATACATCACTTGATACCATATAGAGATGGTATATTATATTGATACATATATAAAGAGATATTAAAGGTAAAAAAAAAGGCCCCCTTTCGGGGACCTTGCCTAAGGTAGCAGGCTTCTTAAATTAGATAATGGGACATTGTCCGTTCGAACAAAGAATTTCTGTAATAATAGAGTTTACTTTGGCATATGAATCAACTAAATGTTCTTTACCTTCTTTGATTACATGCATGTATGAACCTGGGTTAGATGGAGTTGATACAAAATCCCAGCAAAGTAACTCGAAATCATCTTGGACCTCTAATACTTCACCCATTTGTTTAAGAGAACCCATACCACGCGAAGAAACGCCGACTTGAATTCCACTATCAATAAGTGCTTTTAAGATATTACCACTTGGAGTAGGTAAGATTTCAATTTTACCAACTACGTGATCTCCATCCCACCACATATCAGCTATATTATGTGATACGTTTTTAAGGTTGATGATAGAAGATTCTGGGTGGTCTAATTCGCCTAATGCTCTTTTTTGTTTAACCGACTCCATATACTTATCGATCTCTCTTTCCCATAAGTCTTTGGCATAGTAACGACCGTTGCCGTTTTTGACTTCGGCTGTCGCTAAAATACCTTCTACCATAGGATTACCTCTTTCAGAAAGTTTGCCCTCTGTCAATGACAAAGGGTTAGCTTTAAAGAGCTGAGTTTCAATAAGAACTTGTTTCATCTTAGTATTCAGATTCAGTCTCGTCTACAACTTCTTTTTTTACATAAGCTTTACCAGCTACTTTTTCGTATAATTTGCCGTATTTAGCTTGTGCTTTTTGTAATTCTGAAATTTCGCGGTTGATTTCTTTGATGCGGGTTGGGTTGATAAATTCAGCGATAGCATCATTTTCAGCTACCATAGCTAATTTACCTTCACGAGCAGCAATTTCTTCATCAATCGCATTCATTTTAGCTTCTAAAGCAGCTACGTTACCTGCTACTTCGATTTGACGGAGACGATTTTCTAAGCCTTCTTTTTCAACTTTTTTATCTTTGTCTTTAGCTTTGTCTTCCATGTCTACTTTCTCGTCATGCATTCCATCAAGGTAACCCTCTTCTTCAGCATCAGTACGAGCATTTTCGTCCATTTTATCCTCTTCTTCTTTCAATGCAGCTAAATCTACATAACCCGAAAGATTTTCGTTGAGTAAGTCAGTTAATTTAATCATATTTTCTTTTAGTTTGACAGCTGTCATTTTGTCGTCTTTTGAGGCTTTCAAGCCTGGGAGGTCATCTGTGTAGCCAATACCTTTAACTCCAAACGCAGCGTTTTTCATATAATAATTTACGTCCTTAGACATATTTTTAGCTACAATTTCTTTTAACTCATCTACAGACTTATCTGCATTTTTAGGGTCTTTCATTTCGGCATAATATCCTTCTAAGAAAGCTTCACCATATAAGTTATCAATATTTTTCTTATCTTTATAATCAAACCCACGAGTTTCCATATCTGTAACTTCCTTAGTAGGTTTTTTCTCTTCTGCTTTAGCTTCTTCAGCTAAAAACTCTTTCCAATTGATAAAAGGATTAGCAGACTTAGCAGTAACAACACCACCAATTCCTTCAGAGATAATAGATTTTCTTGTTAATACAGACACTGCTGTATCAAAAGTAGTGATAGGAGTGAATAGATTAGGGAATAACCTACGAGCGGATTTCATGAACATATCTTTACGTCCTTTTCCCTCTTTAATTAGGTTGTATTGTTCTTGTAATGTTGGTTGTTTCATTATTCTCCTTTTAATATTGTTTCAATATCTTTTATTAATTCTAGGACTAAATCAGTTCCATATACTACAGCGTATGATTGTGGGTTTTCTTTGTAGTAATTTGCTGTTTCGTCTTTAGCATTGTCTAACATAGGATATAAATTATTTAAACGAGCCTCAATTTCTTTAAAAGCTTGCATACGTCTTTCTTGAAATTGAGCACGACCTGGGTCGGCCTCGTTCATTTTAATTTTATATCGATACTTATACATATTGTTTACTCTTTTACGAATGTGTCGGGTGCCCATAAATATTTGGTATCTATGGCTTTAGATTGTTTAGCTAATTTTTTGGGATCAACTAATTTATATTTAAATCCTTTTACGTAGTAATTATCTTTTACTCCATTTTCGGATGCTTTAGGACCTAAACCTAAAGATGAACCTGGGTTGGATTCAGTTATGTCTTCTTGTTTCTTGAATGCATATGGGGTTGCTGTTTGAGCTCCTGTGCCTGGTGATGCTGCTGCAGAACCTCCGGTTCCAGACATTTCATTCATATTTTTGACACGCTCGTATTCTTCAGATTTATTATTACGTAAATAAGTACGAAGTGAATTTCTCAATTGACGAATATCCTTCCCCCAATCTTTAATAAAGGGTTCAGCATTAGATTGCCTTGATGCTTTTTCTACAGTTTTAAATAACTGTTGGACTTGTTGGTAAAGTTTGAGATAGTCAGCAGCGTATTCTACATTCCAAGATACAGCTCCTGTTTTAGGATCAATATCAGTAACTGTGGTTTTAATTCCACCTTCGATTTTTACATCGCCTACTTTATGTTCACTTAATGGCTTCATTTGCTGTTTTCAATTCTTCATAAAGTTCACAATATTGGAGGATATTGACAATATCCTCACTTGAAACTTTAGCAGTTTTATCTAACTCAGTAATTAAGTTAGCAACCTCGTTAATTTTAATTTGAACAGCTTTATCAGTAACTTTAGAATTTAATTCATTTAAAGCAATTTTAATTTCAGTTACTTTAGTGTTATAAAACTCTTTTAATACAGGAGTAGAATCTACTGAATTGATATATTGTCTAAGAATTTCTTTCTGGGATTCGTATAAGTTTGAGTATTTACCATTAAATTTTTCCATTAGGATTCGGTAAGTCAAAATACGAGTATCTTTATCATAAGATTGAAATTCTCTTAAAATTTCTGCTTCTACAGCTTCGGGTTTAATTTGAGATGTAGATAAATGTTCTAATAGAGTCATTTTATTGTTTACAATAATATCAGCATCTACTAAAGCCTCAGAATTTTGAATTTCAGTTAACATATAAAAAGCAGCAAACGTTTTATAGTTAGGTAATTTAGTTTTAAAGAAATCTTCTAAATTATAATGCTTTTTTATTTCGTTGATTAGGTTATATTTTTCTCTTCTCAAATTACTTCTATTTAATTTTTTAGAAGTTTCAAGTAGGGTTTGAATCATTACATTAGCTTTACCTTCAGTTAGTGAAGTGTTTTTACCTAATGACTCATATAATTTATATTCTTTTCCTAATTCAGATTTGACAAAGAATTTTTGGATAAGTTTGAGGGCAGTAGAGTCGATACCATTTAATGTATCGGATGTTACTTGACGAACAAGTAATTCGAAAAGGATACCGGTATTTTTATACTTTGAATGCTTAATATTCATTCCTTAAGGTTTATTATAAATATATGGAGATATATTACTCTTTGATTTGTGACTCGTCTAATAATGATTCTTTGCGATTTCCTAATGATTCAAGCAATGACATGTTTTTAGTATATGCTATTTTGGCATCTTCCTTCAAACTTGGTTGATCATCATTTCTCATATCTTTTCTACCTAAACGATCACGTCCAAAAGCATTATCTTGAGTATTGATATTTGATGCTTTTTCTTGGGGACGACCTAAAGGTTCTTTTTCATCATAACCCTCAGGCACTGAAGCATCATCATATCTTCCACGGCCGTATAATGAAGCTAAATCATGTGGTGTACCATATGAACGTCCTGTTGTAATAGGATCATTACCTTCTGTTTCAATTTGTTGCATACGGAATCTACGCTTTTGGTCTTGAACAAGAAGATCTCTATATTCTTCATATTGGTCTTCACTAAAGTGGAATACGTGCTCATAAATCCAATCAGTAGGAAGTAATTTATTTTCCATGATTGTAGCAGCTAAATCTACTTTTTCTTTCATCAATGCGATCTTTTCTTGATCATAAATGATAGATGGAGTAGTTAAGTCTAATTCAAAATTAGTCATTTGTTCATCTCTATACCCTTGAGCATATAAGTGAACTAATGCAATTTTATATAATTCTGAAAGAAGAATACGTTGGATACGGTCAATTGTACGACCAAAACGGATATCTTCAGCTGCTAATGTAGCTTTACCTTGTAGATTTTCATCGTAACCCATAAATGCTTTAGGCACTTTAAGAGCTGCGAATAGTTTTTCTCTCAAATACACAACGTCTTCAATACCAGACCATTCAAGTCCTTTTGTAGTATCAATTTTAGTTGATTGGTCATTACCTCTAACTGGGATATAGAAGTCCTCCATGATGTTTTGCATGTTGTACTTCAAATTATATTCACCAGTATTTTGATCCATAAACGGAGTACGCTTCATTGTAGAAATTGTTTTCTGCATGAAGTTTTCTACTTCGTTAGGTGGAATAGAACCTACGTTTACATAGAAAATACGTTTTTCTGGGGCGCGGACAATTCTGTGAATCAACATCGCGTCTTCCATCAATGAGTATTGTTTGTATAGGCGACGAGCAGGCTCAATATATGAACGACCATATGGAAGGTAATTTACATCCGATAATAATCTAAAGTGAGCAATCTCGTAATTATCAAATTCAATAGTATTTACAGTACTTTTTTGATTTGGAGTTTGGTAGTAACCTGAAGAAGAACCACCTAAAATACCTTCAGGATTATAATTGAATACTACTTTAGATGGATTTTCTGGGTCAAAATTTTCTTTTCTTTCAATATGGTAAGCTGAGTATGGGATAACGTTGTATACACCAAATTTTTCAGAGATTTCTAGTTTGAGGAAGAAATCACCATACTTACACATTTGACGAGTCCAAGACCAAAGATTAAACTCAATGTTGAGGACGTCGTAGAATAAGTTATATAATACTTTTTGGATACCTTCATCTGAAGATTTGATTTGGAGTACTTCACCCATATCATTTTTGAGAGTACACTCATCAGAAATAATGTCAAGGGCAGATGCGATAATAGCATCTGTATCCATTAAATCATAATCAGAATAAAGATAAGTTCTTAGATACTGATAATTGAGGTTGAACTGAGAACCATATAATGATGTAGATGCTGGGTTTCTATAAATTCCTTGGAATCTATCCATTAAAGAATTTGTAGCAAACTCGCCTGATGTTTGGATATGGTCAGTATCAACTACTTTAAGTTGACCACCCCCAACATTACGAATTACTACGTCTGAAGCAAATAATCTTTCTAACCTTCTGAATAAACTAGTATCAGCCATTGTATTGTTTATTATTATAAATATTATCTAAGAAGCCAACTAATATCCTCGTCTTTACCATTTATATTTTGCATATAAGGGTTTTGAACATAGCGACCACTAGCATTATTATATCCACCTTGATATGCTACTTTAGCACTAGATATATTGCTCAAAGCAGCCTTAGAAGCATCTATAGCATTTTGTCTAAATTTATATGAAGTGTCTCTCATAAACATAGCCATACCAAATGACATAACGAGGTCGTCGTTATATCCTTGTTGTGCTTCAGCACGACCATTTTTCCAAATAAACACTTTCATTTCTTCTAATAATCTTTTCGATTGAATTATAACAGATTTATCGTTTACGTATTCCTGGAATTTTCCAATTACCATAGGGCGTAATCTTGATGACATAGTAAAACCAGGCACCATTTTAGATGTATCCATATATTTGTCAAAATACGACTCACTTAGCGAGGAATCACTCTTAGATGAATAGTATAGATTAGAATATCCACGATCTATTACAGTTTGTATAGTAGCCCAACCAATCGATGCGTTTTCAATTACTAAAAGGGCTTCATTATATTCAGTAGCAACACCTACTAATAAATGACCATATTCTTTAGTTCCAATTTGTCCTTTATATTCTGCTACTTGTGTATTAGTTTCAATATCAATTACGTGGAATGCTGAATAATCTTTACCATCACCTCTAGCTACGTCTGCTACAACTAAATAATTTCTTGAATAATCAGCTGGTTGCCAAATCCATAAGTTTTGATCAGCGCCACGTTTTTCTAATGGGTCTTTAATATAAGTTTGTTCGTAAAATTCAATATATTCCCCATAAAATACAACATCACCAGAAGATGCAAAATCGCAATCACATTCTTGTGCTGCCATTCTAGGGTCACCTAGTAATTCATTTTGTCTATCTCTCCATACTTGGTCTCTATCAGGGTGAACATACCAAGGTAATTTGATAGGTAAAAAGTCGTTTTCAGAATTTTCTGCTCTAACCCATGTTTGGTGGAACCAGTTACCTGTACCATAAGGAGTAGATAATACAATAGCACCACCACCAGTAGCAAGTGTTTGTTGTGCTGAAGCCCAAATCTCACCAATGTTTTCAATAAACGCAGCCTCGTCAATTAGTAGAAGAGAAACTGCTTCTGATCGACCTGCGTCACTACTCGCTGCTACTGCTTTGATTTGAGATCCATTTGTTAATCTAAGTGATAGTCGGTTATTTTCTGCTGTGTCAATTTTGAGCCAACTAGGAAGGTTTTCAAACATAAAACGTACCTTAGTTACCATGTTTTTAGCTGTTTCCTGCTTTGTTGCAATACAGAGCACGTTTTTATCTTTATGGAATAACATTAACCATAAAGAATAACCTGCGCCTAAAGTTGAAATACCTAACTGGCGAGATTTTAAAATAACTGAATATGGGTTATCTTTCCATAAGTGTAATACTTTTTCTTGGAAAGGATATAAATGGAATAAAATTCTACCTTGTTGGGGGTGTTGAATAAAACAGTATTTTTTCATAAAGTGTACTGGGTCTTGAGCACACTTTATATATTCTTGTTGGATTACTTGTCTTAAATTCGGACTACTCATTTTCCTAGTTTCCAGTACATACTAAGGGCTATAACTGGAACTAGATTTTGATCAACACCAACCCCAAAGCTATATACTTGCTTCTTTTTTGTTTTGAATAACATTTCACCACCTAAGTAGTTTATTTGATCTAAATTACCTACACCACGTAAACCAAAATATAATTCCCTTTGGTTGATATATACTGTTTCTTTAATAGTTTTTCGTGGGTAAGTAAAATTATAAGCAATTTTTCTTCCTACGATTTGGTTTTGGGATACTGTATCAGTAATTGTTAAGTCTAGACTATCTAATACTTGTGTATCCTCGTATGTTCTAGTAGCATAATAATCTGCTAAAATGGCTGCTGTATCGATTGGAGTTGTAAATGTATCAATATCAACTTTAGTTACGTATTTGATTTTAGGTACATAAACTGGGTATTCTTTTTCAATTGTTGTATATTCAACAATAGTATCCCTAACAACACGTTCAGTAGGTTCAATAGGACCAGAACATTGTCTCATTAGGAAAATCACAACTACCAATACTGCAATTAGCAGTGATTGGATATTTTTAAAATATTTTTTCATGTTATTTTATAGCAGCTACCTTTGCTTCAATATCTACTTTAGCGTCTGCCCACTCTTTAGCATAAGCGTCTTTGTCTAAGATACGATTAGCAGAATCAACAACACCTTTATCAACCATAGTTTTCAACCAAGATTTGATCATTTTTGTTTTTTCTTGTTGACGGAGTTGGCTTAATTTTGATTTATCAAATTTACCACCTGAGCGAGCAAGTTGTTTGAGTTCTTTATCTGATGGTCCTTCTTCATCTTCACCCCCAGCGTAATATTTTTTCTTGCCTACTGAGAATGTTTTTGGTTTAGCTTCTTTCTTTTTAGCAGCAGGAGTAGCTGATTTAGGGCGACCACGTGTACCTTTTTCTTTCTTTTCTTTAGGCTCTTCTGATGCTTTACGACCGCGTTGTCCTACTTCTCTTTCACCTCTTACTAAATCAATGAATTTATTTAATTGGTTATCGAATAAATCTTCATCACCTAAAGCAGCGATTACTTTATCATCAGCTTTTACGGCTTTACGAACATCTTTCTTTTCAGCGTCAGCATTAGCTTTGATTACTTTTTCAATAGCTGATTTCAAGTCACCAGCGATTTTAGCCATTTCGTCAAGTTGCTCTTCTTCTGCTATTGTTACAGGCTTACCTGTTTTTTTAGCAGTAGCAACAGCTGTTTTTACAGTATTAGGATCTTCATCTTTGATTTCAGCTGGGTTGGTGTTTTTATCTACCATAGTGAGTTCATCAATGATCATCTCACGGATTGAAGCTTTTAAATCAGATTTTTTCATTTTAAAAAGATAATAGGTTTTATTATAAATATTATAAACCTAATTGAAATTTCAATTGTTCAATGCGTTGCTCAGTAGGTCCTTCAAGAATGCCGTAGTTTTTGATACGATGTTTTTGTTGGCTTAAAATATGACGAATAAAAGTATCAATTGTATCTCTATAATCTACATCTGTTTCACGAACACCATTATCTTCAATTTCAACACCTTCAGGAGAAACATAAAAAATATGATCGTATTCTTTAATTAAACGCATAGCATAAGCATAAAATGCTTCTTTATCAGTCCAATCTATTGATTTAGAAGCTTGAGTAAAAGCTATAACATCAATTACAGTACGATCTGTAATAATATTTTCTTGGATGAGTTCACTTGCACGTTCTGCTAGAAATACTGTTTGTCCTTTAAGTGTTGAATCAGTATTTAAGGGAATACCTTGTGACATTAAGTATTTAGAACGCTCAGTTCTAAACATATAATCCTTAAATTCAGGCAATTCTTGCAAAGCATGAACAAGTGTAGTTTTACCTACACTCATTGTTCCACATAATCCTATTTTCATACGTTTTTATCATCTAACCATTTACGATACACTCTATAGCTATCACTATCAAAATGTTCTGTTGAAACCTCAAACAAAATACCATCAGTTAAAGCCATTACTTGGTGTGGTTGGCCTGGGAATTGTCTTACGGAATCACCTTCACGTAGTTGTTCTTCGTGAACTTCACCAGTTTCAGTATCAATCCAGCGATATAAAAATTCACCTTCTTGAACGTACCAAGTCTCGTCTTTAATTAAGTGGTAGTGCATGCTAAAGTTACAACCTTTCTTGAACACAAGCAACTTACCACAATAGAGTTCGTTGTTTTCGAATATAATTTCGTGTCCCCAACCTTTAGGAACATTACATTCTTTACATTCTTTAGCGTTAATTACAATAGGTTTTTCCATATTACATTCGTACTGTGCCTCTCATTGAAGCATTTTTATACCAAGGAAGACCTTCTCTATCTTGACGAGTTTCACTCCATTCATCTTTAGTCATTTCAATACCATAAAGATAATAGGACTTTTTTAGTTCTGTTTCTTCACCTTCAATTGGCTCAATTGCTGGTCCATCCCAATTATGGTATTTCCAATGTTCTGAACCTGATTCTCTAAAGAAATGGTGGTATGCTCCATTATTACGCATACGTCTTACCTCATAAATTTTTTCTTTTGCCATAACTTTTTACCAATTTACCACGTCTCCGTGTATATTATCCCATTCGCAAATATACGAACCATTTTTTACAGTGCAAAATCGCTCTAGAATATCTTCAGCAACATATGTTCCTTGAGCACCTGAAACTGTAATACCACGAGCTGATAGAGCATCACCTACAAAGTGAACATTATCAAATTGGTTTAGTGCTAGATTTTTATAGTCTACAAGTGGTTCAGGTGAAAGATATTTGACTTCTGGGATGTAAATTCCCCAATCGTCTTTGAGTGTTGGGAATACTTTTTTCATGTCCTCAATAAAGTCCATAATGTAAGTCCAATATTCGCCCATTACATTCTCTACTCCACTCAAGTTATCGATTTGGTATGAACGAACATCTTCACCTTCTGAAGTTGTTGAGGGGATACGAGTAGGTGAATAATATAAACCAGTACCATTAAATTGGAGTTTTTGAACTACTTCACGTGCCCACTTAAATGGTTCTTCAATACCATTGATTTCCATCAAGATACCGAAATTAGTCATATTGTTTCTAAACGCTTCATCTTTTTTAGCGTGTCCATTGTATGAGTGGTTACCATACGTTTCTTCAACAGCAACATAGGCTGCATTGTTATTTGTACAGAAAGAGCGTAGTGAAACACCTTCATCCTCGAATTTACGATACAATTTGAAATCGTAACTAATATCAATCAACTCTTGGAAGTGATGTTGTGGGGCTTCAAATCGAACACCAATTTGTACTGGTTTTGGTTCAGTTGGGAATGAGTATTGATCAGCTAATGCTTTACCAAAGTCGATACCTGATTTACCAACTGCAAATATCAAACGATCATATTCAAATGTATGATCTAAATCTGATTCTAGTACGTTTACAGTACCTGTACAATTTTCGAAATCAATTGCAGTTACTTTAGCTTCCCATTCAAATTTAACACCTTTAGATACTAGGAAATCGTACCAATTTTTACCAATCTCGTGTAGATAATCTGTACCAACGTGCCATACTGGAAATAATCGCAAACCGAAATGTGGTTTGATGAAATCTGGTTCTGCTTGAGGATCTGAACATTGTACTTCCTCTGGTTTAGGGTGGAAACGTTTAAAGTTGTTGATTACCTCATCAAACAACTCCATTGCTTTATCTTCTCCACAATACTTAGACATATGACCTCCAATAGCAGTGTGGTAAGTTAATTTACCATCACTCCAACCACCAGCACCTAAAAAGCCTTCCATTACTTCGGAATACTTTCTTTCATATGGACTTTTACCCATATCAATAATAGTGATAAGTTCTCCTGGATAATCATTGTCTACTAGTTTAGTAGCAGCATTAACTCCTGCCACACCAGCACCTACGATTACGATTTTTTCCATCATTTATTTTTAATTTTTAACCCCTAAATATACGAATGATATGTTAGGAGATCAAGTTATTGGGGCCACAGCTCCCAGAAAATTTAACTTGAATCGACTGGCTATGAATCAGTCTAAATGTATTTTGAGTAATAGGTTTCCTGTACCTTTGATTACTCTGTGCCATTCATGGCGTGGTATAAATATATGATCTTCAAATGAGATTGGCAAGGAATTGTCAAATTGGAATTTCCAGTCTGTTTCTCTTAGTGATTCTATGGTGCGGTCTTCATCATCTCGGTGCCACATTAACTCAATTGGGTCAATGTTTTGGGAAAATTCTCTAATGATGTATTTGTTGTTGACTTCTATATCAACATAAGGACGATCACCAGAAACCTGAGAAGCTTGATTTGAGTCCGAGTAATTTAGCATAACGTGGTAATCTACAGCTCCAGTATGAAGCTTTAGTTTTATCTTTTTTATTAGCACAATCGTGACGCTTAGCGAATGCTTGACGTGCTTTTGGGTTATTGATTTTAGCTTTTAAACCACCTGAACCAAAACGTACTGTTTTGATTTTCTTGGTTTTTGGATCGCGAACATATACTTTGTAAGCTTTACCGCCTGAAGAAGAACGCATTGGTTTACCAATTTTCTTCTTAGCTTCTTCGTAGATAGTTTGAATTTGATCTTCGGTTAGATGTCCTCTATATCCTTTAACTACGTTTCTAGGATTTGATATATCAAGGGCTGTGTTAAGGAAGCCTAATCTTTTATCAATTACTTGCTTCATTAATTCTAATGTTTCTTTGTCAAATTCGTCTTCAACTGCAGCTAAAAATTCTTCAGTTTCAAGTTCATTAAGTTCAATAGGAAAATCTAAAGGTACTTTTTTACCTTCTACAATCGCAGTATGACCTAAATCTGTTTCAGTTAATACAGCTAAATCATCTCCTTGTACTTCGATAATACCTCTAGTGTAAAGAGTGCGGGCTTCAGCCCATAAGTTGAAATATCCTTCCGAACCTGCGCGGTATATGTGTTCTGTAAGAGGTTTGTTGTTATCCAAGTGATATTTTAATCCTTCAGATAAAATCTCCTTTGGTGCTAAACTTTCGTTTAACACTACTGGCTTAGCGCCACTACAGGTTCCACATCCACATCCACACATATATTATAAATATTATCTAGTTTTACTAATTCTTAAAGATAAAGGTAATACCTTACCTGAAGTGTTCCTAATTGCAACTACATATTGTCCATTAGTAGTTGTTACTTTAATAGTTACTTGTTTAGTATCTTTACTTGGATATTTGATAGAAGCGTCTTCAATTTTACCTATAAAATCTAAAGCATCTTCAGCAGTCAATAAAGGAGTTACTTTAACATCTCCTTTACCAGATTCTTTTACATAGTAATATCCATAACCTACAGATGAAGCTAATAAGTTTCTAAATTTTTCTGTATCAATTCTATCAGTTTCCCAACCTTCAGAATCACCTGTTTGATTAATATAGTTGTTTAATCCTTGAGCTAATCTCTTAGAATCAATATTAAACATATCAAATATAATACCATTACCTGAGGTAGGATCGAATTTAGAAGAATCGTAAATTACTTTACCATCT